CTGTATCCTTACGCGCCGAAGGCCGGACCCGGGCGGGGGTCCGGCCTTCGGTTCTCACCGTTCAGGGGACGGCGGGGTTGGGCACCGGGCCGGGAGCCTGGGGTGCCTCGGTCAGCTTGCAGTCGCCGAACTCGTTGAGCGTGAACCCGAACGGGCAGGTGACGGCCGGGCCGGGCGCCTGGGGTGCGTCGGTGCGGACCTCGGTCGCATCCGGAGGCGGGGTCGGGCTCGTCTCCGAGGAGCACGTGAACACGGTGCACTTGGGGTCGACGAGCGGGGTGTGGCCGGGGATGCAGCCGGTGAGGCCGGCTGCGAGAGCGATCCCGGTGAGGGCGGTGATAAGGCGCTTCATGTTGGTCTCCTTGGTGTTCGGCGGACTTGCCGTATACCGCGAGTATGCGCCGAGGTGGGGGCTGGTGTCAAGCGTGATTGTCACAGCTCGGCGACGAAGTCCATGTAGCTGCCGTTCGTCCACAACAGCGCCCCACCGCCGTTGAGGAGCACGGCTGCGCCGCAGACGGCGTCGAGGACGACCCGGTCGGTGTTCTCGTCGTAGATGGAGCAGGTCGAGAGCGTCGACCCACCTGCGCCCGTACCCCAGAGCAGCAGGGTGGCGAGTGTGCCGGCCGACCAGGCCGGAGGGGTCCGCATCGTCACCGGCAGCGGGATCGTGATGAACGCGCGGGTGGTGCCGATCGCAAGGCCGGGGAAGTTCGTGCCGAAGCACCGCCAGAAGTACCGCTGGTTCTCGGCCAGGTCCAGAGCCGGCGGACGGCGGTCGAAGTCCGTGGCGGTGGCACCCTGCTCGAGCTGGACGCCCCAGAACTCGAACGTGCCGGACTGCTGGCCGAGCGACGCGGTGCGGGCGTTGTAGGTGGACCCGGCGTCCAGCCAGAAGTTGACGGCGAGACGGTCCCTGCCGTCGGTGCCGAGCGTCTTTCCGGCGATCGACGGGATGGACACGGTGACGGTGTAGCGCCTCCAGCCGGTGGTCAGTGCGAGCTTCTGCACGCCGATGCCGGTGACGCTCGCCGACGGGGAACCGCCCGCACCGAAGTACTGGTCGAACTCGACGGCGATGTTCTTCGCGGCGTCGGCCTTGGCCCAGAAGCTGAGCGTGGCGGTCTGCCCGGCGAGCGACCGGACACCCTCGATGCCCTGCCAGAGCACGGCGATGTTGCCGGCGCCCGCGGACGAGGTGACCACGTTGCGGTGGTAGTAGAGCGGCTCCTGACCGGCGATGGTGTTGCCGAGCGTGAACGCCTGGCGGGTCACCGAGACGGTCGTGCCCGTCGCGTACGTGCGGAACCCGTCGGCGTTGTAGACGTTCCCGCCGAACGCGCCAGGGCCGCGCTGCCAGACGTTGAACGCCCCGTTGCGGATGTAGTTCAGCGGCCCCCGGTAGGCCCGGGTGGCGTCGCGCTCGAGGGCGACGATCCGGGACTGCATGTCGAGGAACCGGGACATGAACGCCTGGTCCCCGTCGAGGGTGCGGCCTACGTCGGTCATGCCTGCTGCTCCAGTGTGAGGATCACGGTCTCGGCGCCCCGCTTGTCCACGTCGATGTCGACCTGGACGACTCGGGCGAGCCCGGGGTCGGTGGTGACCCGCGGTGGGGTCTTGACGGCCAGGCGGACGGTGTCGCCGAGCCAGATGTGGCCGGTGCCTTCCCACCGGTTGCGGCGCATGGTGACCTGCCACCCGTAGGACGGCTTCGAGCGGACAGCGAGGAGCTGATCGGCACGGGCGTCGACGGTCGCCTGTTCGACGATGTCGGGGAACCCGAAGCTGGTTTCCCATCGGCCTCGAGCGTCAGAGCCGATCGTCGCTGAGGGCGCCGTCTTGGGCAGGGTGAGCGGGTCGCCGGCCACCCGGACGACGTTGGCGAAGTTGCCTGGGATGAACGTGCGGCGGAGGCTGGCGGCGAGCCCGCCGTAGTCGAGGATGATCCCACGGTCCGTTCCCCGGGAGGGGTAGAACACGTTGAGCTTGAGCAGCGGGTCGATTTCCCAGTCGAACCCGGAGGTGACGTTGCCGAGCTGGGTGCAGAGCTGCCCGATGTTCTGGCCGGGCTCGTAGGTGCGGTCTCGGGTGACTCCGGTCGGGCTGCCGGTGCCGACGGTGACGCCGAGAGCGCCGCCCGTGCGGCCCTGGGAGAGGTTGACGAGCGCCCACAGGATCGCGGCCTGGTCGGTGGCTGCAAAGACCGAGGTGTCGCCCTCGAGGATCACCCGACGGTCGAGGATGGCCCTGTAGCCGGTGGCGACGGCGGTCGTGATGAGCCCGTTGCCGGTCCACTCGTCGACGGACGATGTGACGCGGCCCCGGTGGAGCAGCTCCGCAGCCCCGGCCGGAGCGTACCGCCGCCAGATCCACACGTCGTCTTGCAGGTCCCGAAGGTACGTGGCGGCGGCGGTGTTGCCCCGAACGCCGACCTGGACGGTGGGAGCACCGTCCAGGGGGAACGAGAGACGGAACCCGGAGTACACGTCGAGGACCGACAGGGGTGCGGACCCCGACGACGGGCCGGCGCCGATGATGTACTGGGCTCCCACAGGTCAGGCCAGCACGCGGAGCAGACGGCGCAGGACGAGGTACGGCTGGAGGTTGTTGTGCGCGGACCCACCGCCTGTTGCCAACGAGTCGAACTGGGTGATGTCGACGGTGCCGCCCGGGTCCTGGGCGCCGTGGACGACCTCGATCTGCGGGGGGCCGCCCGTGGTGGGGATCTGCCAGGTGCCGGTGCCCGGAGGGCTGTAGAACGCCGACACCGTGCCGCCCGACACTGCGGTTGCAGGCGGGTTGACGGGGTGGGTGTGCGAGGGGATCTCCGTCGTGCCGAGCGTGACGGTCTTGGCGCCTCCGGTCTCGGCGAGAGCGTCGAACTCGGTCTGCGTCGAGTCGAGAGTGACGATGACGCGACCACGGGCGTCGGGAAGGGTAATCGACCCGGACGTGAGGCCGAGCAGCTCGGCGAGGTCGGGGTAGGCGGACACGGTGCCGAGCACCTGGCCGGTCATCTCCGCCCAGCCGTAGGGGATGCGGTTCGCCGGCCCGTACCACTCGATGACGGTCCCGACTGGCATCTTCTGGCCTCCCCACGTGCGCCGATCGGTGACCTGCCCGGTGCCGATGACGGTCTGGCCGGCGCTGATCGACACCTCGCAGATCGGGATGGCCGACGTGGGAACGGCTGGGGCGCCGGCCCCGACGGTCCCGACGACGACGGTGAGGGTGGCGGTGGAGCCTGCGGGCCCGCCTGCGGCCGGGTCGTTGATTCGCAGCACGACGAGGTCGACACGGGTGCCGGACCCGGGGGCTGCACCGATGGCGACGGTGGCGGCGGCGTCGTTGAACACGAGGTACGTGCCCTGGTTCGCCTGGTCGTCGCCGACGATTGCGGCGACGCCGACGGCGACGGACACGTCACGGGTGACGACGCCGGCCGTGGTGGCGAACCCGCGCTGCACGCCCTCGTCGAAGGTGTTGGCGACGAACACCCGGTCGACCTTGGCGGAGTAGGAGACTGCCTGGATCCAGTTCGCGGTGATGGCCATCGTGGTGGTCCTTTCAGATGAAGCCGTGTCGCCAGTTGACGACGGCCTGGGATGGGGAGGAGGAGGTGGCCGGCTCGAACCGCACGTCGTTCGAGCCGACGGCGAGTCGCGGCCAGACGAGCGTGGAGAACTCGAGCTTGTCGGCGCACGACGACCCGGACGACCCGTTGACGAGACAGGTGTAGTTGGCGGTGTCGATCTGGACGTAGTCGCCGGCCGCGACGGTGAGCCCGCCGTTGGCGTTGAACCGCATGTAGCCGGTGCCGCCGTTGATCCGGAAGATCGGGTTGGTGCACGGGCCGTACAGGCGGGCGATCAGGTCGACTGGTGCGTTGCCGAGGTTGATGGCGATGCCGGACCCGGGGGCCGACATGGCCGGGTAGGGGCGGTCGAACGTGAGGTCGTAGGTGCGGCCGGTCTCGGTGCCGGTGCCCGGGTAGACGACCAGCTCCGCCTGGTCGTAGGACTCGAAGATCCCGGCTGCGACGATCCACGGGACACGAGCGTTCGGGACCGCCATGCCCATCGGCACAGGGTTGGTGATCGTGGAAGCCCGCACGACGGCCCTGAGGTGCCCCAGGGACGATGTCCAGGACAGCACGGGCCGGAGAGACGGGAGGAGCCATCCGCGGAGCCTGGAGGCCGTCTGCTGGCGGGTGTCGGCGCCTCCGTGCAACTCGAGGTCGAGGGTGACGACCCGGGCGCCGTAGCGGGAGGTGTCGTCGTCGGCGCCGTTCTGGTCCGGGCGATCGTCGAGCACCTCACGCACGATGGGGAAGCCGAGGTCGTAGGCGCGCACCGACAACGACTCGGCACGGTTCAGAGGGAACGTGCCGAGCGTCGGATGCTCGAGCTGCCAGGCGGATGCGGCCATCAGCGGACCCCCGATCCTGCGAGGAGGTAGGAGGCGGTGCGGCCGAGGACCTCAGCGTCGAGTTCGGACGCCAGGTGGACGTGCTCGATGTGCATGGCGGGTCCTGCCCTTCCGGTGCTGCCCTGCGACGGGCTGGCGGTCGCTGCGGCACCGTAGCCGAGAGCGTCTCGGACGGGCCCACCGATGTCGGGGTCTCCGAGCAGCTCGGCGAGACGGGACCTGGAGCCGGAGCCGAGCGGGAGGACGGCCTCGTCCTCGCCGCCTTCGGCGATGTTCGCCAGCACGCCACCGCGGCGGGCCTTGACCTTGCCGCCCTGGGCGTAGGCGAGGATGCGGTACGAGCCGCCGTTCGTGGGTCGCACGTCGATGGTTCCGCCACCTCCGACGGACACGTTGAGCTTCATGTCGCGTTCCCGCTGGAGTTCCTTGAGCTTCGCCTCCGCCTCAGCGAACTTGCCGGCGTCGATGTCGGCCTGGATTTCGGCTGCGGCGCCGGCATCGATCACCCCCAGGTCCTGGATGAGGGCGTCGATCCGTTCCTTCGTGGCCTCGTCGTTGGCGAGGTCGATCGTCGTGGTGACGTTGTCCGGGGTGAGGCCGAGCGTGTTCAGGTACTCGTTCACCTGGTCCTCGGTAAACCCTGCGGCGAGCATCTGCTGGCGGAGCTGATCGGCGAGGAACATCACCGCCTGGGCGGCTTCGTCGTTCGACTTGCCGGCCCCGACCATCGCCACCCCGTAGTCGAGGATCGCGTTCACCTGGTCCTCGACCGCGGCCCGGTTCTTGCGGCCGGCCTCCGTGAGGATGTCGAGGGTGACGCCGTTCTCCTCGAACGCCGCCTTCTGCTTCGCTGCGGACTCGTACAGCGCCCGGTTGGCGTCCTCCATGTTCATCGACGACCCGAACACGGCGTCGATGGCCTTGCGCATCTTGTCGGCTGCGGCGGCGACCTCGTCGAAGATCGTGGTGGTCCGGTCGAGGGCCTTGCCCATCTCGTCCGTCGCCTCCTTGTTGTCCTTCGCAGCGTCGGTGTTCTCCTCGACCTTCGGTGCGAGCTGGGCGTTCGCCGCTGCTGCCGCATCGAGGTCGAGGGCGAGCTTCTTCTGCTCGTCCGACAGGCTGGTGGTGGCGGCGATGTAGTCGAGATACGTGGTGACGGCATCCCCGGCGTTGCCCGTCGACGCAGCCTGCGCCTCCGCCTGCTCGACGAGCCCCTTCGTCAGGTCCGACGCACCGCGCGCCTGGTCGAGGAACCCCTTGGCCATCGCCTCCACGTCGACCTTCGAGTCCTTCATGGCTGCGGCGAGCCCGTTCGTGCCGGCCGTGATGCGGCCCAGCTCGTCTCGCTGGTCGAACAGCTCCCGGGTGTAGCCCCTCGAGGCTGCTTCGGCTTCGGTCATGCCCTGGTTGGCGATCTCCTGGTCGTAGGTGGCGGCACGGGTCTTGGCTGCCCAGTTCACCTGGTCGAGGGTGAGGCCCTTCACGGCGGCGGCGAGGTCGCCGACCCGGCCGTTCGAGTCGCGGGTGCGGATCGTGACGGCTGCCATCGCTGAGGCGGCGTCCTGGGCGGTGAGGCCCATCTCGCCGAGCATCTTGACGAGCTGGTCGCCGGAGCCGGCGTTCTCCGTGTTGAGCGCTGCGACGACCGCGGTGGAGAGCGCAGTGAAGCCGGCCGTCGTGTCGGGCAGCTCGCCCTTGACGAGCCGCACGGCATCGAGGTTCGTGAGGAGCTGGGAGGTGGACTGCTTGAGCGCGTCGACGAGGTTCTTCGTGCCGGCCGTCAGGTCGGTGGTCTTATCGTCGCCGTCGGAGAACACCGAGTACAGGGTGCCGGCGATGCCGATGAGGAGACCGACGACACCGAGCGACACCTTCGTGGTCGTGCCGAGGTCGGAGATGGCCCCGGTGACGGCCTTGATCGTGCCGACCATGTTGCCGACGGGCCCGCCGAGCATCGCGAAACCGGCGAGAGCGACGAACGCCACCTGCACCGCCGACGGCAGCGACCCGAACCCCTCCGCCAGGAAGCCGAGCACCTGGACGACCCGGGTGTAGACGGGGAGGAGGACCTGGCCGAACGACGCTGCCCCGTTCTCGGCCTGGGCGGCGGCGATGCGGGAGGAGTTGGCGGCGCCGTCGGCGGTGCGAGCGAAGTCGCCTTGCGCGGCGGTCGTCTGGTCCATGATGAGCGCCAGGGTCGCCTGGGCCTTGGCGTTCGTGTCGATGGCCCCGGTGCCGTCGTAGAGGCCCATCTCGAACGCCTTGGTCTTGATCGCGGCCTCGTTGATGTTCACGTTGAACTGGCGGATCGGTTCGGACTCGCCGCGGAGGGCGGAGCCGATCGCGGCGATGGCGTCGGCCGGCGCCTTGTTGAAGAACGAGCCGAGGTCGGAGCCGAGCGCGGTCATCTTCTTCGACCAGTCGACGGACTGGTCCGACGCCAGGCCGAGGTTGTCGAGCAGCCCCTTGAGCCCGGATGCACCGTCGAGGTACGCGCGCTTCGACAGGCCCATCGACTTGTCGGCGGTGGCGGCGATCTTCTCGAGGTCGTCGGCGGCGTCACCGAAGATCACGTGCGACTTGGAGACGGTCTCGTTGAGGTCCGAGGCGGCGTCGATCGACTTCTTGATGCCGGCACCGAACGCTGCGGCGGAGAACAGCCGGGCCATCGCCGACCCGACGTTGTCGGCGGTCTTTTTGCCGACCTGCTCCACCTCCGCCATGTCGCGCTTGTACCGGGTGGTGTCCGCTTCGATCCGCACATACGCCTTGGCGATTTCCACTTATCCGACCTCGAATCCTGAGACTGCGACCTGCTCCGACCGGTACTTCTGCTCCTCCTCCGCTGCGCCGGCCAGGCCGAGCAGGGCATCCACCCGGATGCGGCCCTCACGGTCCAGCTTGCGGACGCACACCGAGTACAGGAACCGGTACCCGGTGTGCGCCCTCATTTCCTCGAGCGGCCGGTCCCACCCGGCTTCCTCTTGGAGCCCGTCCCAGTGTTCTGCCGCCCACGCGAGGAGGTGGTGGGCGGCACCGTAGGGAAAGTCGTCACCTGCTCCGAGATGTACGCCGCGGCCTCGATGATGATGTGCGCCTCGGTGACGGGGATGCGGTAGAGGGCCTGGTTGAACCTCGGCAGGTCCTCTGGTGCGAGGAGCCTGCGGATGAACCGGACCAGGATGGCAACGGACTCCAGCTCGTTGTCCGGGGTGGGCTCCGGCGCCTCGAGCAGGTCCAGGGTGTCGCCCAGCATGGGGGTCGGGATGACCGTGAAGGTCTCCTCGCCGAACACACCGAAGTCGAACGTGATCGGGTCACGCTCGACTCCGGTGCGGACGGTACCGAACGATTGGTGCGGCATCGGTCAGATGCGCCCGGAGGCGTCCGGGAAGATGCGCACAGGGCTCGAGACACCCGTCGGGAGCGCCGCCATGAACGTCGCGGAGATGGTCGCCTTGTTCGGCGCCTTCTTGCGGGACAGGCTGATCGTGCCGGACGGGTAGACCGACCGGAAGATCCAGCGGCGGTTCAGCACCGACGTGGGCGACTCGGCGGAGTCCCACACGAGGATGACCGGCACGATGGCCGACGGGTCCGGGAACTCGAAGTAGCCGCCGTTGTCGGCCCGGGCTGCGCCGGCACCGAGAGCGAGCGCCAGTCGGGAGATGGCCATCTCCGCCATGTTGACGGTGACCTTCGTCTCGCGCTTGGTCTGCGAGTAGAGGATCGGGTCGATCTCCTCGGCGACCTCGATGCCTTCGGTGGTGATCGTGGTCTCGACGGTGGTGCCGTCCTCGGTGTAGCCGACGACCTTGAACGCGGCGTCGAGGGTGGCGGACCCGGATGCGGGTTCGGCGGTGCCGAGCGGCGCGTAGTAGAGCCGGCCGGGACCGAGGTGGACGTTGGCGGAGGAGCCTCCTGCGCTCATGGGTGTGTTCCTTTCAGTCAGTGATGGTCGGGTCGATGGTCACGCACTCGACGGTGAGCACGTAACGCGGGCGGTTGGTCGAAGGGTCCGGGAGGAACCGATCGTCGAGCACACGGGGGAGGCCGAGGACGGCGCAGCCGGCGTTGAGGAGCGTCGTGCCTCCGCGGATGGCGCGCAGCTCGTCTCGAACCGCGGACTTGGCCTGGTGGCAGCCGTGCCGGTCGTTGAGCTCACCCCACACGTCGAACTGGACGAGCGCCGTCTCGATGTTCGCTTCGGACGTGTCGTCGCCGCCACCGATGCGGGTGATGACGAGCTGAGGGTACGCGGCCTTGGCGTCCGCGCGGAGAAACGCGCGGTTGCCGAACACGGTCGTGAACCCGGCCCGGGCCCGGAGCCACGCCTTCCAGCCGCCTTCGATGTCGGCGCTCACGAGATGCCTCGGCGGATCACGTCGTTGAGCGCCGGCCGGAGGAACGGGTGCGCCGCCATCTTGAACGTCCCGAACTCCTGGTGCGGTGCGTAGTCGACGTTCGTGCCGACGACCCCGACGACGGTGTCCCCGTCGACGAACACGTCATGGGCGATCGACGAGCGCAGCCGGCCGGTGTCGACAGGGGCGTACCGCTTGGCGCCGGCCTCGATCTGGACGACGGCGCGGGTGATGGTCTTGCCGACCTCCGAGTTGGGGCCCTCGAGGAGGTCCCGCATCGCGGCGGGGTTGACGACGAAGTCGAACCCGTCAGCCATCGTGGCCGACCTGACGGCGGACGGCGGCGACCCCGTGGTCGAGGCCGAGCCCGCGGCGGATGTTCCACGAGAGGACGACCCACTCGTCGCCGTCGCCGTCGACGATGAGGTCCCCGTTCTGGAGGGTCGTGTCCGGGTCGTGGAGGAGGACCATCTCGGCGCCCTCGACGCCGGGGCGGAGCCGGTACTGGGACAGGCTGGAGAGGTGCCCGCGGAACGGGAGGATCGGGTTGGTGCCGGTGGGCAGCTCGGCGAGGTCGTCGACGATCGGGCGGGTCCCGTAGAACGTGGCGGTGGCGAGCGGGATCATGTGCGCTTCCGCCATCCACGCAACCTGCCTGCCGCGCCGGGCAGGAGCGCCTCACACGTCGCTGCGGCGTAGTCGGGGCTTCCGGTACCGAACGTGATGCTGGCGTCGCCCAGGGACACGCTGGTCGCCCCAGCGGGGACGCCCTCGAGCGCCTGGAGACCGTTCACGAGGAGGGCGTTGGCGAGCTGAGCGAACAGCACCTTGAGGTTCGCCGGGCACGTCGCCTCGGTGTACCCGCCCGTGTACGTGACGGTGGTCCACCCGTCGCCGTAGACAGGTTCGACGAGCATGTCGTAGGCGGGGGACGGGACGAAGATCGCACGCTCCGAGATGGCGACCCTCGACCCGGACGGGACGGTCACCGCGGTGATCGGCCAGGCGTCCGGGTACACCTTGAACGTCCCCGGGGGCCCCTCGTGGATCATGCACGGCTCGGTGCGGGCGGCGGACTCGAACTTGCGGGAGCAGGCGTCTCCGGCGAGCAGGGTTGCAACGTCGACGGCGGTCTCGACGGCGGATGCGGCGGTGGCGGTGTCGTGGGTGACGAGCTGGTAGAAGCCGAGCGTGATGAGCATCAGACGATCACCGCCAGCGTGATGCCGGCCCGCTGGAGGGTGTCGGCTGCGACGAGCGTGCCGGCCGGGATGGTCTGCCCGTCGATGTGGATGTCGCGGGGTGCGCGCATGAGGACGCCGTGGTGGGCGCGGGCTGCCAGTTCCTCGAACGACGGGCCCGGGGTGAACGGGTCTACGTCGTCGGGCGTGAACGGGTCCACTCCCATCGGTGCCTCCTTCGGCGTTGTGTTCGGCGCCCCTCCTTCGGGGTGCCCGTGCTCCCCCAGCATCGAAGCTGGGCCCGCTTCCCCCGTGAGGGTCCCGGGTGTGCCTTGGAGACCGACCGTTGCCGGCACCTCGTCAGGTGCCGGCCTCCAGGTCAGGAGAAGGTGACATCCACGAAGAAGTCGGGGCGGTGCACGGCGAGACCGACACGCTGCTCAGCGAGGATGGCGACCTTGTTCTCGACGAAGTACGTCGAGTGCTGGTTGCCGACCCGGATGGTGGTGCGCATCCGGTCGAACAGGGTGGCGCCGAGACGCCACGAGCCGACGACGCCCTTGGTCGCTGCGAGCGACCGGGTGCGGACGACGGGGAGGCCCCACAGGGTGCCGGACGGGACATCGAACGGCGAGCCGCCGCCGTAGGTCTGGCCGTCGAACTGGTTGGCGTTGCGGGTCGCCATCGCACCCCAGAACTTGGTGGGGTTCATCGCCACACCGTCGGCGTCGCCCTCGACGTTCTCGATGAGGCCGATGGCGGTCGCCACGGCGATCGGGACATCGGCGTTCGAGGCGGTCTGGAGCGGGCCCACCGTCTGCCCGTTGGCGACGGTGTACTGGAGGATGCCCTTGATGCGGCCGGAGTTGCCGTCGCCGTTCAGGATGTCGCGCTCCTCACGGAGGGCGAGCATGTAGGCGAGGCGGGTGTCGATGTAGCCGCGCAGGGTCGGGGCGTCGTCGAGGACCTCCGTGGTCGCCGGGATCCACGCGGCGATCTTGCGGATCGGGGCGTCGTCCTGCTCGAACGCCAGGGCGACCTCGGGCTTGGTGCCGGCCTCCGCCACGGCGGAGGCGAGCAGCTCGTAGGCGGTGGGGTCCCACTCCCGGATGTACGGCACCGAGGCGAGCCCGGTGCCCTGCACGGCGATCACGTCACGGATGAACACTCGCTGCCGGCGTGCGGTCGGGGCGATCGGCTGGCCGACCGGACGGAAGAACCCGGCGTCGCCGGCCGTGCCGTCGGTGGTGCCGGAGTCGACCAGGGTGCGGACCTGGGCCTCGGACATGCTGCGCCAGTCGGCGGCGTTCGACGCGAAGATCGAACCGCCCAGCTCCAGCTCGATGTGCGTGGCGCCCATCGCACCCGGGGTGCGCCGGCCGTACCGGTCGTGGCCGACGACCATCTCGCCGAACGAGCGCTGGTCGGGGTTGGCGAGCTGGAGCGTCGCCGCTGCGGGACCGGTACCGGCACCGAAGCCGCCGCTGGCACGTTCGAGCGCCTGGGCGATCGGGTCGAACGCGTGGATGAAGTCGATGGCCGACCGGGAGTCGGTGCGGTCCTGCTCCGTCGGGGTGCCGGCGCGCATCCGGCGCTGGACCTCGTAGCCGTACAGGGCGGCTTCGCGGAGGGCGTCCTGGACGGTGGCGAGGTCTGCCGTCTCGGGCAGTTCACGGACGAAGGGCATGGCGTGATCCTTTCGGGGATCGTTCAAGGAGAACGGGTGGAGTGTTCCGCTTGAGCGCCGTGCGATGTCGGCCGGCTGGCCTCGGTTGGTGCGCACAGGATACCCACAGCCTGTGGACGGATGTCAAGCACCCGGGCGCGCAGCGGCCTACTCCGGGAGCGGGTTGTACGCCCCGACGGAGACGTTGATCTGGCAGAACTCGTTGGCCCAGCCGGGGGTCTGCTCGTGGCCCGGGTTGGCGTGACCGGACACGGAGACGTTGTACCAGGCGACGTTCGGGCCCAGCGCGGCGACGACGTGCGGGGCTGCCTGGGCGACCTGAGCGACGGCCTCGCGGGCCTCGTCGTAGGTGCCGTTCTGGCTCTGGCCGGCGCCGCAACCGTGGTCGAACCCGGTGAGGATCGCCTCGACGAGCTTCTCGTCGGACGTGGTGGACGGGACGGAGGTGAGTGAGAAGTTGTAGCTCATGCGGCGGAGGGTAGCACGCCGTTGGGGGACCCGCCCGGACTCGAACCGGCTGCGCCGTGCTACGGGCCCCCCGGGCGCTCGAGCAGCTCGGCGGAGGAGTCGAACCTCAGTCGCCATGACACCGGGCCACGCCGGCACGGACTCTACCGCGGGAGGCGAGGGAACCGCGGGTAGCGCATCCGGTCGAGCCCCTGCCAGATGCCCAGCGGGTTCTTGAGCGACGGGTTCGGGACGACCTGCCAGATGCGGGGCGGCGACCCGACGAGCTGCACGTCGACGGAACCGGGCCAGTCGACGCCTCCAGGGTCGAACACGCCACCGGTGGCGGTGCACACGACGACGGCCTCCGAGCCGGGCCAGAGGAGCAGCGAGACCCACACACCTCCGTCGGTCTGGCAGGTGATGACGCCGGCCGTCCCGGACCAGGCGTGCCCTCCCGGAGTGAACGTCGACGAGCTGGCCGTGATGCTGCCGGCGCCGGCCGTGGCAGCCCACGTCGCGAGTCCCGGCGCGAACAGGCTCGACGAGGAAGCGGCTGCGCACGCTGCCGGGTTGCCGGCCCATGTGGCGACGGCCGACCAGGAACCGGTCGTGCCGGTGGCGACGATCGACGGGCTCGACGACGCCGGCCATGACGACGGGCCCGGGGTGAACGGGGCCGACGGTGCAGCGACGGCCACCACTGCCGCTGTGCGAGCCCAGGAGGTCCCTCCCGGGGTGAACGCACCGGAGGAGGCTGCGACAGTGACGGCAGCCGTCGTGCCGGCCCAGGCGCCCGTGCTGGACCACGTGCCACTTGTCCCCGTCGCCGAGACCTCCTGGACCGCGGAACGAGTCCAGGAGGCGACGCCGGGGGCGAACGTCGAGGAGGAAGCCGTCGCCGAGACCTCCTGGACCGCGGAACGAGTCCAGGAGGCGACGCCGGGGGCGAACGTCGAGGAGGAAGCCGTC